ACAAACACTGGTCCTGATACTGACGCAGCATTCACACCACCAAATAATCTTACTAACAGGGCACCTAACAGACAATATGTTAGTTCTATTGTTGCTGTCACTGGTATCAATAGAGATATTACAATCAGTGGTACAGATGGTGTACTTATCTCTATCGACTTTGATTCGCCAGTTTTAGGACCAAGAACATTTACACCTGCTAATAGTAGCTTCCAATTGTATCTAACCTCTGGTGGTCTTGCTAACCTTGTAAGCACTAATGTTACTGTAGGTACTGGTTCTAATAATCAATTTACTTGGAGTGTAGGCACATATGCAGTAGCACCACCTGCACCAGAATTAAAAGGAACATGGTATAGTAGGAAGAACTCTTACACATATGAAGATACTAATGGTGATGTTCAATTACGAAATGCGAAAGATGATGGTCTTGCTATTGGTACAGTTCTTTCCGTTCTTAAGCAACCAAACGGATCTTATGGTACAATAGATGGTAATCTAGATTCTAGATATCCTGGTTTCATTGAGTGTGATGGTAGACAACTATCAAAAACTGAATACCTGGATTTGTTTGCTGTTATTAATACTCATTATGGAGAATGTGATATTAATGGTGTTGCCACTACTGGAGCTGCAGCTACACACTTTAAAGTTCCTGACTATAGAAATAGGAAACTTACTGGAGTTGGTGTTGTTGATGGTAATAGAGCATCGTCTGCTTTCCTTCCAACAAATAACATCAACGAGCCAGGTAATGTTGGTGGATGGTGGTATGTTGATAAGGTAGATGTTGCTGGTGATAATCCTTACGAGCAAATACTGCAAGGTGGTTCACAAGCTGAAGGTAAGGTTCAGACATTCGCATTGTGGCAGAATAAACCTACAGTTGGTGCTGACTATATTGAAAGAACAGTCGGTCAATATGTAAATAGAGGTGAAGGTGGTGATCCTGACTATTGGACTGAATTCGGTCAATCTGTAGAGGAAGATATTCTAGTTCTTGGTGGTAATGGTAGTGGACTACGATTGCGAGTTAGAGCAGAAGCAAATGATTTGGATGGTTCGGGCAATCCAGATGATACAATATTTACAGTTGTGTCAATAATAGATCCTGGTACTGGATATGTGCCTGGAGATTTGATGGACATTGGATTCGCCAATGCTGCACCTGGTGGTGGCACTGTTGTATTTTCTCCTGCTATTAAAGTATTAACAGTAACGACAACACCAGTAGTCAATTCTGATCAAGGCACCGAGAGTAATTTCTTTAACTTTGGTACAGTTAAGACACAATTCAATGCACCAATTCAAGCTGACGTTGAGTTTACTGTTAATGGTACGGTAACTGCACAGATTGGACAGTTACAGGAGAAAATCATTGATGTTCCTACACATAGTCACCTATTTGTTACTGCATTTACTGCTGAAGGATTTGGTGGTACAGGATTGATTCCATGGAACAGTCAAGTTTTTGCTAATAGTGGTCTAGGACAGGTGAATAAATCAACTGGTACTGGTGACGGTCCATATATTAACTTCATTGGAGGTGGTGGTATTGCTGAAGATGAAATTTATCGAGAGCTACCTGAAGTATGGTATCCACTATATCTGTCAGAGTTGAAATCAAAAACTCAACCAGGTGGCAATGCTCTGTACTTCGATCAACTTTGGGATGATATTCTTCAGTCAAATGAAAGTAGAAGTTTCAAGGAGCGTATTATTGAATGGGCAGGAACATTTGGAGACGCTCCTCTTGGAGAGGGAGATCCTCCAGGAACAGCTAGTTTGACACTAACTGCGAAAGTATTCTGGCCATCACCTTTCAACAGTCTTAACTCTGACGATGTTGTATCAGTAGCAGGAAATCATCTGAACTTGAAGAGATATCCAGACGATGTATATGGAACAACTGGTGGTGGACCAACTGCTGTTTCTGCTGCTATTGATGTTACTGGAACAAGATTTAGAATTGAGGCATATACTCCACCAGCAATTCTAGAAGATAGTGACACTACAACTTCTTCACACAATCACTTAATGGGATTATCTCCTGTTTTAGATCCAACGCAAGATTATAGTTATGGTAACCAAAATGGTCCTGGTCTTTTCAAAACAGGATTGGGTGGTTTTGGTAGTACGCTTAACGTCAGCTTTGACAATAATCAATTTGTTGGCAACACACCACCAGTTGGATATGTATTGAACACTGGTACGTTTACCCTTAATCAAAACATTAAGAAACCAATTCCTAGTGTCAGGATGCAACCAAACATACAGGTTCCTATCGTACAGGAGTTCCACAAAGTCAAATATATAATCAAAGCATTCTAATAATATTTCATAATTATGTCACAATCAGTTCCCTCTTACCGCCCAATTGAATTAATGCAAAATCCAAAAATCACCAAGAGTGATTTTACAGATTTTATTGGTGTATGGGAAAACTTTGTACCAGCACCTCTCTGTCAACAAATTATCACATATGGCGAAAAGATCTTTAATGAAGAGCTTGCTAGTGCCCTAAACGAAGAGGATGATACAGATCTAGGAGCTTCAGTTTCAGAGACTAAAATCATGGAAGGTTCTGAAATGTATGGGTCTGCATATACTAGACAAGATAGAGCATTCATGCTAAACTATGCATCAGCGAAATACACTAGTAATGTTAACCAGATGTTGAAAGCATGTGCTAATCACTATTGCAATCACTTTTCTACATTAAAGAAGACTAGAATGTTTTCTTCTGATATTAAGATGCAAAAAACTCCTCCTGGTGGAGGATATCACTCATGGCACTATGAAAATGGTACAGTTGAATGTGCATCTCGTGAATTGACATGGATGATATATCTAAATGATATTGAAGAAGGTGGTGAAACCGAGTTCATGTATCAGAAACGTAGGATTAAACCTACAGTCGGCACAGTAGTTATTTTCCCTGCTGGTCTAACACATGTTCATAGGGGAGGTTTCCTTTTAGGTGATAAGGATAAATATATAGTAACAGGTTGGTATATCAAAACTCATGGCTGATAGCATCGAATTGGTAGATAATATTAACAAGGTGATAATGGAGATTGATTTACTGAACAGTCTCGTTATCGATTCTACTCATATTTTGGACTTGCCTAATGGTAATAAAATCAATCAACCAATTAAAATCCTTCCTGATATCATGGAAAGATTTAAGAACGAGGTTGTTGGTGATATATTCCATACAGATACAGTTGATGAACTAGAGCACGTTCTTTTCTATAGTGATGATACTGCACTCATCCAACGTAGAAAATACAAATATGATTTTGCGACTGATCAGTCAACCTCTATTCAATATATTTTCAATGGTGCTACTACAGATCAAATTAAAGAGTTGCGTCAAAGAGTAGTAGATCTTACTGCTGCCTCTCATGTTGTGAGAGAAAGACAGATCAGAGATAAGATTACTAAAATTTCTGAAGAGCAGATGTTTTATGATGCCACTATGAATAAGAGGCTAGTTGAAAGAACAGCAATGCTCAAAGGTTCTGACTGGCGTGTCCTACCTGATATCGAAGATTCTTACGAAGGTGAGAAAGAGATGTGGAAGAAGTGGAGAAAGGCACTCCGTAGCATGGATGCATTCAATAAAAAGTATGATGATCCTCTGGATCTCTTCAAGGCAATCAAGGCTATTAAATGGCCTATTGACCCATCAATTTATAGAATTGCATATCCTGATAACGTAGATCCTGCTGGTAACGCAATTGAATATAATCTTGATATAGATGATGCGAGGTTGTGGACTGAAAGAGACGTTGATGCATCTAAAGATTATGTCAATGATAGACTAACAACTGTCATTGAATGGAGAGATAGATCTACTAACGCCAAGAGAGTGGTAGCACAAGGAGTTCAAGATTTAATGAAGTTGATGCGAGTCGAAGACTTCGTTGAACACGGTATCGATTATTCAACATTTTATGATGAGGAAGATTTAAATGATATGGCTGCTGAATGATGTTCTGACTCCTGCAGAGTCAGGCAATATACTTTCTGTATACACAGAGCATAGATTTCACTGTGGGAGTGATAGTAATCCCAGAGAAGGTGTAAAGAAAAGTTCTGTACTTAATTACGATGACCCAGACTACAAGAGATGTATGCAAACTCTGTATACTCCTCTACAAAAAGGATTATCTGATTTTCTAATCAGGAGATCTGGACAACCATACTTTGTCTGGTATAAGACTGGTGGATTTTATAAATGGCATTTAGATGCATTCCCTATCGCTGGTATTGCACCACACTTTAGTTTCACTGTAGCTCTCAATGACCCTGATGAATATGAGGGTGGAGAGTTAGTCATTCGTGTTGGCAATACTGAACATGAATTCAAACCACCAAAAGGATCAGTAATTTTATATAATACTGGTCTATGGCATAAAGTAAATGAAGTCACTGCAGGTAATAGAAAGGTTGCTATTGGGTGGGCAGAGAGTTACATTAAAGAATCTGCCATGAGACAGAATATTATTGATCTTAAACATGCAATCAATGATGTTGCTGATGACGTTAGTCACGAACAACTAGAGAAACTTGAATCCGCAAGGATGAATATGATTAGGGAATTTGTAGATAGACCATGACATATACTACTGATGATGTTGTACAATATTTTGATTTCTTCGATGAAGAAGATTTTCAAGAGATTCAGAATAAGACAGGACACGGATCGCGATGGACCTTTGGTCACACCTCGCTAGGTAAAGAGCATCCAGAGTATCATAGTTGCACACCATTCTGGAAGATAGACTTTGCTGAAGATCCATTCTTCTACGATCATCTTCTAAATAAGATACAGAAGAAACTAAACACACGATTTAAACTACAACATACGTATGCTAATGGGCATACTTTCGGTCAAGATGGATCAGTTCACGTTGATGCACAGACCGACAACGGAAGAACACTATTGTTATATGTAAACCCTAGATGGCATACAATGCTAGGTGGGCAAACTAATTTCTACATCAACAACGGTGAAGTGCATGGTGTATTCCCAAAAGCAAACAAAGCAGTATTGTTTCCTGGTAAAATACCACACTGTGCTGCACCGTGTACTAGAAACTTCAAAGGATTAAGAGTCACTGTCGCCTGGAAACTGTTTATCGATGATTAACCAAAACTATCAGATCTTCAATCTACAAGAGATTCTTGGACGTTATGCAATGACAGCTGGAGTGCCACTAGCGTTCATTAGAGTCACTGGATGGAACAATAGCACCAATGTTGATGCTATCAATACATCTATTGCTCGATACTCAAAAATGCTAGAGTCAGATCTTATTGCTGACATGAAACAGTCAGAGTATGTGGTTGTAGAACTTGAGAGACTAGATCAGGGTGTACTTGATTACTTTGATGACAACTTCCCTGATAGTCAAGCATCTGTTGCTAATCCAGAGATGTATGTGTTTTATGCATTGTATAATGATCTAGGACAACTTATCGCATCAAACGAATGATCTTCTCCGACACTTACACAGTAAAAGAAGTATACAGTGTATTGAGGCAAGAGCATCTATACACAAGTTCGATGATGCCATGGTTATACACATCATTGAAAGATGTGAAGTATCAACCTGCAATAGCAGATGATGCTCGTAATAACATGAATGAGATCTTTGTATTTGATTATTTAATTAGCGAGGTCGCTCCTACTATTAAAAACGAGTACAAGACGTTTTGTGTTAATCATAATAGTAATGAGCACTTGTCTTATGAGAGTGGTATAGATTTATCTTACAATGCATTATATCAACAGCGCAATTTACAACATCTAATTGATGAGACAAATACTTCACATTTGAGGGAGGTATACAATAAGGTTACAGAATCTATTCGTACACACCACATTAATCCAGACGCACGTCCAAGTTGTGATAAAGGCGCTACATTTTGTGGTTATTTGTATGATATCTCTGGTACTCCTATTGCAGTGAAGGTGAAACAAGGTCAGGGTCTAGATTATAACATTACTGATAATGAAGTAATGTCTAGACTTGCCGCACATTGTAAAAGAAATCCTTTATACCTAGACGGTGAGATGATCTTCCATGCTAATGGTAGAGAATCATTTAGATTAAACTGTCAATATCATACAGCATTCTGGAGAGAAAGAAAGTCTAGTGTTAAAGAGACCAGAAGTGTTATGACTGCTGAACGAAATCGTGAGAAGATTGAGTTGAGAGATGAACAGATTTCAAGAGAACATCTATATGGATTATCATCTGCAAAGGGTGATTTCTTGACAGAAGAACATGGAAAGTATATCAATAGTGTATTTCCTGACACTCGTCAAGTAGTATTTGACAATGGTTTTAGGAAAGGATTGCAGAACTTTAGAGTTGACTTTGAGTTTGTGTTTGAGAACAATGAATTGGTAGATATTCTATTGTTTAGGACAACACACCACGAGTTTAAAGAGATCGAGACTCTGATCCCTTGACAACCAGGGGCTGATGCTGTATGATTCATGGGTTGACCACCCCCTACATAATGCAAGGTTCATTGCCTGACCGTTCTGCGCTCAATATTCATGACGCTGCCTGCCTCGCTCCTTTCTTTCGTGCTCAAGCACCTCACGGTGACATTCCAACACGTCAGGAACTACGTGCGAAGGGTCTACAGTCAAAGAAGCGTGAGGACTCTCTCAAGGGCATCTGTGATGCTCTGAATCGTGTCTACCCTGATAGTGTTGACTACAGTGTAGTTGAAGAATCTCGCAAGCGCAAGCAAGCAGAAGCAAAAGCAGAGAAAGAGTTACTATGTACGAAGAACTAAATTGTTTTGAGGAGGCACTTAAACATTTCGGAACTAGAGTTGAGATCATCACTGCTATGGAAATGGCAAAGAAGTTATCACCTGAAGATGCCTATCAGA